CGAGATCAAGCCCGCCATAGCAGACTGACCCTTCAAGCAGCTTAGGATCAATGGCTGGTTCGCCGCATTTATCCCACACGTTCATGTCAAGCCAGCGCGTTTCCTGGCTCGTCCACATATTGAGGTACAGACGCTTGAAGGTGTTTTGGTATTGCGGGCTTGAGAGGGCTTTTTCAAATTCCTGCCTCAAATAGTCAATCTTTACCGTGTGACCCAAACTTGGGTTGGCTTTTTTCCAAGTCTCTTCGCTCGTCCAGTCATCCTCTGGGTCAGCTTCGAAAATTACAGGGTAAAACCAATCGCGCTGTATGATGCCTTCAGAAACTTGCTTTGCCGTCTTGTAAACCTCATAGCAGATGGATTCGCGATCATAGCCAGCCGTGCTGAACGAAATCAATAACGGCTGCCTGCGCGCGCCAAATGAGGTTTGAATCACATCGTAAAGCTCGCGGTCTTTTTGGGTATGCAACTCATCGAACAGCGCAGCATGTAAGTTTCCGCCATGCTTGCCCCCTGCGTCAGAGGAAACAACTTTATAGACAGACGCGCCCTGCTTAGCAATGATTGCGTTTCTGAAAGCGTTTACCAGTTCGTCCAGCTTGTCATTCTGTTTAACCATAAAGCGAGCGGTGTCGAAAATAGCGCGCGCCTGCTCACGATCCGCAGCCACAGAAATCAGCTCCGCGCCTGGCTCGCGATCTACAATCAGCAGGTAAAGGGCGATGGCTGCCCCAAGTGGTGATTTCCCGTTTTTTCGCGCACAAAACACAAATGCTTCTCTGTATCGCCGCAGCCCCGTCTCCTTGTCTTTCCAGCCAAACAAATTGCGGACAAATTCTTTTTCCCAATCCAAAAGCAAAAAAGGCTTTCCGCCCAACTCCCCTTTGACGTGGGTTATGTAATTCTCAATAAAATCAACCGCAACCTGACCTGCCACTGGATCAAATTCGTACTTTTCAAGATCGCAATTCCAGGGGTCGTACTTTTTCACGTAAGCTCCAGCTTAGGCTGTCTTGCCCAATATTCAATTCGCTTATCGGCAATCTCGATGTAATCCTGCTCTCGCTCAATTCCAATAAAATCCCGCCCTTCAAGAACGCAAGCGCATCCAGTTGAGCCGCTACCCGTGAACGGGTCAAGCACAACTCCGCCCGTTGGCGTTTTTGTAAGCCGTACAAGGTAGCGCATCAAGGAAATTGGCTTAACGGTAGGGTGGTGATTTTGCGCATTGGCGGATTTTCCAGCATAAGGATTTTCGCCAATCGAGCCATCGTCTCGTACTCGTAACAAGCCAGCACTACCATCTTTGCGACCAGTCATCTCAGTAGACTCACGTTCCTCCATCCCCTCCAGTCCAGCATTACGTTCACTTCGACTTGCCTTAGCACAGTAGAAAAAGCGAGAGGCGGAAGCCGTGATAATTTTGCCATTAGTTTGCTTTTGCGGTTTTACTCCTTCCCCTCCAGCACTAAATCTCATTGGCTCAAGCTGTTTGAATTCGCTAACATCGTTTGCCTGCTTGCATTCCGGAAACACTTCCAGCACCTCGTCCGAACCGTCATGAATGAGATTGGCAGGAAAACGACCGAGAGTGTTGCTTGCAACTGGCTCTGTACGCTTGCCGTCAGGCAACTCCCCAACACTAAATGAATTTCCACCCGCGCCGTTAGGATACGAATAGCTATCATCGGTAGCCACCCTACCCCCGTCAATCCACAAGCCAGCCACGCCCCAAGTTAGCGCGTTATTGACGAAGTTGCCGTCTACCGGCTTCATTGCCACAACAATAAGTTCCATTGCTGGCTTTAAGGCTGTACCGTAGCCCTCCCACCTTCGTATATCTTGTGTGCTCGGTTGTTTGGGAATAGCATCAGATTTTCCAGCCGATTGTCCTGTGGGTCGTGATTGATGTGATGTACTACCTCCGCCCGCATTAATGGTCTGCCTATTTTCACCGCTATCAGCAAGCGATGCTCCATCACATATCCGTCTTTTCGCGCCATTGTCAGAAACTCTTTCGGACATCTCACATATTTGATTGGCTTGTAATTCCCGTGTTTCCTGAAATAAGTCACTCCCCCTTTCCATGCCGGATTGTCCGCTCCGTATTTCGGGGGCGGAAAATTGTTTCCGTTCGTCAAAGGATGCGCCCTGTTTCTGCAAGCCCGACTGCAATATTTCCCTTTGTTCCGCTTCATCGTTGACGGTCTGCGATATATTGGCTTCCCGCACAAGTCGCAAGTCGTGTTCGGATACCTTTTCGGTTCTGCCATATTGCTTCTCCATTGCTTTACTAATATTTAGCGATTTTGGGAATCCTGACCCATATACGTAAGCGATAGTATCTCTAATTTCAAAGCCGGCGTCCTCAATCGCGCAAACCATGCGGTGATATGTGCGAGTACCGCCGAATGCCAGTAGAAGCGCGCCTGGTTTCAGCACGCGGTAGACAGCTTCCCAAGTCGCAACCCGGAATGCCACACCGCTTGAATCCCATCGCTTGCCCATAAAGCCTAACTCGTAAGGCGGGTCGGTTATGCAGGTATCCACGCTGTTCTCGTTAAGTGAGCGCATGACTTCCAGACAATCGCCTAAGTGTAGTTGAACGGTCACTCAGTCTCCCCCTCTACTTTTGCGCGAGCTGCGGCAAACAATGAGTCTGCCAGACTTTTCCCCTTTTCTTCTGGTGTGCGCGCCTTTACGCGCGTCCGTTCTGCCGGTGTAAGCCCAAACTGACCTAACATCAGCTTGCATCTGTTCCACGCTTGGTTAGCAATCCCAACGTTAGGGTGCTGGTAAACTGTACCCTTCTCGGTCACTACAACTGTTCCAGATTCCTTCAAATCCTTGCGGGCTTGAAGAAGATCGCCATAAGCCATGCACAGCAATTCAAAAGCCTGGTGGTCTCCATCGGTGTATAGACCCGCTTCAATCAGCTTGGGCAGCATCTCTTTCCACAGCCGCTTTCCGTATAGATTGAGTGTTACTGGCGGCTTGGGGTTGTCATCCGGAACGTCAAAATTAGCCTGCGCCTGATTGACACGGCTCTTTTTCAACGTTCCTTGCGCTTCTTTCAGCGCGTCTGGCAGCGGAGTTCTACCTCGCATTGCTGCCCCACCTTTCGCCCTTTTGACTGTGTTCCCGTTCATGACAAGATCGGCATAAAGCCTCTAAGTTGTCAAAATCGTCTGAGCCCCCATCGCGTTTGCGAATGATGTGATGCGCGATTTCACTCGGCGCTCCGCACCTCTCGCATGTAGGGTGCTGGCTAAGAAATATCTTTGAGTGCCTTCGCCACATTTGGCTCGTGTATTTAATATCGCGCGGTCGCTCCCATTGCTCCATGTATTCGCGCTGATGCTTATCACATCTGTAAACACCTGGCTTTGTCACTAAATTAGGACAGCCAGGAACCATGCACGCTCTTGGAGTTGAGTAAGCCACCGCCTATTCGTTCCTTAGCCCTACAGGGCTTGCTGACGCTTCAAACACAAGCGCGATGCCCTGCCTTTTTGTTTCAGCCAGCATTGCCATTTCTGGAATCGCGTTCTCGCTCATGTCAAGCGTAACTCGGATTCCACCATCCGCTAATGTCTGCAATTTACTAACTATTGCCTCAAATTTGATCTTTTCCAAATTACCCTCACTTCAGTCCGTCCCGCCCAGCCAGACTTCATCGTCCCGATCTCTGAGTTCGGATACTTCCTCGCGCAATTCTGCCAACTCCTCACGCATGTCTGCAATGGCGCGCTCCAGCGTGAGCAGCCTTGCCATGATAGCGGAGTAAACGTCATTCGGATGAGAGTGTTCCATCACCACCTTTTCCGTTCATCGCATCAAGACGCGCGGTTAGTTCTGCTACTTGCTTTTCGAGTTCACGGATGCGCTTATCTCTGCCTTTTACGGCTACTTGCAGTTTGTCAACCTGCGTTTGTAGGTCAGCGTTTTCTTGCTGTAAGTTCAATATAAACGCCTCCCTGTCACTAAGCACAGCCCGCAGTCCGCTTATCTGCGTTTCAAGCGCGTCCACTTTAGCTGCAAGCTCATCGGTTCTTTTGTCCGATGCGGTTATGCGCGCCTCATAAGCACCGCTCAACGTTGCCACGCAATCCGCTGCGACTTTTTTGCGGTTAAAAATGGCGGATACAATCACCCCGCCTAAACCGCCGCCGCCCAGCAGCGATACTATGATTGCGATGACAACTTGCTCACTCATCGCTATCCAACGCCCTCGTCGGTCTCGTCAATCACAATTTCAGAGAGATTGACTGTCGGCTTGTCGGTTAGATCGTGCAGCAAATTGCCACCGCCACCTGCCACAACTGCAGTCAGAATTTGACCAATGAGCGCGTTAGGGATATACGGCGCAAATAGGTTGACACCCGTAAGCCACACGAACACACCTGAGATAACCCAGGCTACGAACATCAGCCAGAAATGGTCAAGTTCGTACTTATCAAAAATTGGCGTGATAAGCGCGGCTACAAGCCTATTAGCCAACACCATCATCCCGATCACAATTCCTAATACTGTTACGTCAAATTCCATCTATCACCTCGTCTAATAATTTATAATGAGCCGCGCTAATTCGCATACCTTTTCAGGCATAGGCGGCGCGGCTTCGGTTCTAATCATAAAAACCAAGCTCTGAGAAAGTCGTCTCTTTGCTCCTGACAATGCGGTCATGCCTTCGCTCACGCTTCATGTCTGCGACCATAAAAATCAGCCACTCCGGCCATTCAGACCGGTCTTTGCCGTATTGCTCTAAGCAGGAGTTGCATAGATCGTAGTTACTGGTGATAATCTTCCCGCATACACAATGTTTTTGCGACATAACTGTTCTCAATTACTTATAGCCACTTTTCATGGCTTTTTATGCATGTTTGCCAAAATTCGGCTTATAGTCGATTGATTGCACCCCACCGTCTCTGCTATCTCTCCCTGCGTATGCCCGCAAGCGTACAAATACACAATCTGCTTTTCTCGCAATGACAGTTCGTCTATCGCCCGTTCTATGTCGATTCTATCATCCACGCTGTCAGAGAATAAGTCGCTCAAGTCCATTAGTGATCCTGCTCCTCCACAAGCTTGTCTATCCTCTCGCCCATCTGCCGAATCTCTCCTAACAGCATCTCAATTTTATCAAGCGCCTCTACGAGCAATTCCACAAACTCTCCGGCGTCTAAGACGTCAGCGCCGCCTGGGTCTGCGTTGTATTCTGCAATCCATTCCCGCACCGTGGAAATCTCTGCGGATGAATAAAGAACGCGCGAATCGCGGGAGTGCTGATACACGTATCTATAACCGCCATCCACACCTGGTTTGTAATATCTCTTCAGAACATAATGGGCATAATACAATCCGCCGCCGCCTATCATTGGAACATTAAGTCGCGGTAGCGGATAGTGGTTTTGCTCCATACTCGCGCCGTCCTTGATACCACCAACAAACTCAATTTTGTATTTCATTCCTTGCCTCCTTTCAAGTACATTTCCAGTATCTCCATCGCTTCGTCTACGGTATAAGCAATGCCAGTTTTGTAACCCTGATCCTGCAGATAAGCCCCAAACTCTTTCTGCTCTGGCGTCAGTCTGCCCTTGCCAAACTTGAACTCGATGTAAAGTCCATGATATCCCCCGCGCGGCAAAGGTAAGCACACATCCCAAATTCCGCGCTTAGTGCCCTCCTGCTTCATCTTGCTCGCAACGACCACATTTCTCGCGCCGCCGTTCGGAATAGCGTGCATCCACCTGGTTTCATTAGGATATTTGTACAGTGCCTCTTCAAAAAACATTGCCTGGATGTCATGCTCGGTCATTTCTCTACCTCTCCATTGTCAGTGTGATAAGTATCGGTATGCCAAACAATAGCCAACGCGTCGTCTAACACTTCTGGTCTACACTGTGCTATCCAACTTGTTGTCAGGTTTATCCAATCTTTAGCTAATCGCCAACGGCAATCTAAGCCCACCGATTCGCTTATGTAGAGAACGTCCTTAAATAACTCAGTGAACGACCCAAGTTTTTCTGTTTTGACTTCACTCATTACTCACGCTCCTGCCATTCGTCTACAAGAATATCCCATTTCCCGACTTCTGGATATTCTTCGAAGTCAGGATAATTTTGAAATGTTTCTATAAGCACGCTACCCGCCTCAATCAACTTTTCAATCGTTGAAATAAGTTCCGAAACGTGTTTGTATAATCCTTCATTCTGATTTTCAAGAAAAGCTAAATATTCTCGCAGTTCAGATTCTGCAAAATTACTTTCAAGCTGTGAACAGCCCATCCCGTTGAGGATTGTAGCCATCCGGCTTTTCGCGCCGTATCTGGTAATAAGAGCCTCGCCTTTCACGCTAATTTGATACTTTTTTACTTCACTCATTTCAACTCCTTATCAATAAGATACAATTTGTGGCTACCATATTTGGCCCAATCAAAAAAGGATTTCACTATGTCATTGACCTGCTCCGAATTCTTGAATTCCCTAACTGTGCTTTCGCCACTCACAAACCTGATATAGATCGTCGTGTCGCTCGTGATCTTCATGAGCTCGACGTGCTCAAAGTTGATAATATA